CTATTTAAACTGGCGGTAACTCAATTCACGCATGTGTTCCGCCATTCTTTCTATAGCATTCACCACGTCATCCATTTCGGCTTTCACGTCATCCATGTTGGTGCGCTCTGGTGTGCTGGGGTGATGATTAAACCAGCCAAACCTGTCTGCTTTACATAACGCCTTCTGAAGTTCGGCCGGTTCTTCGATCAGTCGCATGATGGGTGTGCCGATGCCGTTATAATTTACGCCCGGTCCTTGGTTCAAGTTCGGATTGTGTTTCGGCATTGATTGCGACACGCTGCCTGTCACGTTGCTTGGTGGCGCTGCGCTTCTGCCCTCCGGTCTCAATCGTTCGGCCTCACATGCGAGCCGGGTCACGCGGCCGGGCTGGCGCATCGCGTGGGCCGCCGGTTTCCTTGCTGCCCACAGGCTGCAGCTTCGGCTTCGTCACCTCCAGTTGGAAGTCATCGAACGTCTGCGCCTCGCAGGGCTTGCCGTCCTTGTCCAGCGCCTTCGGCTGCAGCGTCATGCGCCAGCAGCCGTTCAGCCATTCGGTGCGGGCCACGCACACGCCGCTGAAGCCGCTCACGGTGTCGCGGGCCTCGTCGCCCAGTTGCACGTTCACCTTCGTCATAGCTCAATCTCCGGTTGTGGCCTACGGTGAGGCCGAACTGTCGGTTCAAGCGGACGCCCAAGGGCGTCCGCGCGCATGCCCCTGTCAGCGCGGGGCGCCGCTTAACCTGGCGTTTTTTTTTGGCATTTTTTTTCAGTCACTGCGCGTCATCGTACCGGGTTGCAAGGCGGTGTCGTCCGGAAGTAGCCCCAGCGATATCGCTTGATAAATTGGCCTTGACGATAGCAGCAGCTACGGGCGGGCAAACACTGTTACCGCACATGCGAACTTGCGCCTGTTTCGTTAATGACACCCCCTGTGCCGGGTTGTCGCCAATGATGTACGACTCGGGAAACCCCTGGGCGCGGAATAGTTCGCGCGGTGAAAGCATACGCAAACCAATATCTGCAATTTCATAATTTTGGCCGGCGACCGTTACCAGGCCGTAACGGTCTTTTGTTGTGACAGTGTGCAGCGGCTCCTCCAATCTCGGATCCTGGTCAGTTCCGTAATACTTGACGAGAAAAGCACGCACCTCTGCAAAATGATTTCCGCCTGCAGATATCGTACGCAGCGGCTCTTTTATTTGTTGGCCAATGTTGTCGCCGCGCAATTTAATTAAATTACTTGTCACCAGGGAGTGATGATCTACGCTCGTGATTGTACCAATTGGCTTCATTAACTCAGACCCTACGACTCCGCCGTAATGCTTTGCCAAAAATGCAGTGACTAGCGCATGGTGCCCGCCTTTTACCTGGGCGCAAATTGTTCTCAATGGTTCATTAATCGGCATACACCGTGGATTGCTTGCGTTTGCATGCTCGGTCAGAACATGTGCGGCACCATCAACTATGTATGGCGTTTTTGTGTTAACGACATAACGCATGATGCCTTTTGCAATGCGCCTGCAGGTTGCAAGTGCTAACGGCCGCTTGCGATTAAATATTGACGGACAAGGCAAGCTCCATTCAATACATTCAGCGGCGGTGCGCCATGGTTGTATTTGTTGTTTTTTAACCTGGTCACTAGCTGGGTCACCATGTGTTTTTTGTGGCCAGATTATTTCCTGGCCATCGTTTCGCGCTATCAGAAAAAGTCTGTTTCTGATTGTCGGCGTTCCGTAATCACTGGCACGCAGTTCTCGCCAATCCACAATATAACCGTGCCTGACTAAAGCATTCACAAACGCTCGAAATTCTTTACCCTTTCGCTTTGGGCACGGCCTCATTTTTCCATTTTCATCCTCGGTTAATGGACCCCATGTTACAAATTCCTCAACATTTTCCAGTATTAACACGCGCGGCTTGCGAATGGCCACCCAGCGCAACGCGACCCACGCCAGTGCTCTTATTTTCTTTTCAACAGGTTTGCTACCTTTCGCCTTGCTAAAATGTTTGCAATCTGGAGACAGCCACAGCAAACCAATTTTTGCACCTGGCTTGACTGAGCGCGGATCCACATCCCAAACAGACTCGCAATAGTGCTCAGTTAATGGATGATTTGCGGCATGCATTGCTACCGCTTCCGGGTCATGATTAATCGCAACTGTTACATGCATACCAAGCGCAAGCTCTATGCCTGTACTTGCGCCACCGCCGCCCGCAAAATTATCAATAATAATTTCATCTTGTAACATTGTTAATATTTCCATGTTAGCGACCAAGATGTTTGACCGTAGCTTTGTAAATTTCCTTAATCGTCGTCCAGGGGACGTTCACCGGCTGCATATACTCACCCGATCCGCCGCACACATCGCAGCTGTCCTGCTCACCGTGGCAGCAGCACATCATCGGGAATTCAATACTGAACTGTCCAATCAGAGCTGCCTTTGCTCCGTTTTCTGCGGTCAATTCGCGAGGCATCATCACTGTCTTGGTTTCCATGTTCTCTCCTGTTTAGCTGCTAAACGTTATGCCGCTTCACGGATGCGGTCAGCAATCCAGTTGTTTACATAATCCTCTGGCCATACCGATGTTTTGCCCAGCTTGATGGGGTGGCGAAACTGGCCGCGTTTGATGAGGTCGTACAGGGCTGTTTTTTTCAGGCCGATGCGGTTGAGTACATCGGGCAGGCGCAGCAGGCGAGTGGTTGTTGTCATATTTTCACCTGGGTTTTTTTTCAACAAATGGGTTGGCATTCAGCCGGATTAACTCGTGCATGAGGATAGCGGCGTGTTCTGAATCCTGTTGCCCCGGGTTGCTGGCCGCAATGTTGCGCAGCCATTCAAATGCAGCGGATTTTTGTTCATGGGTGGCATGTTTTGCCGGGTCTGTGATGGCAGTATTTGTTTTCACAGCGTAGCGCCAATAGTATTGGCGAGTATCTTTTAGCGGTTTTAACAGCATTTCCTGACCAAATATTTTTGATGCCAGGCGTTGTGCAGCCATTTCTGGCCCGGCTGTGCAGGATGTTTTTTCACCGTCGAGCATGGCGATATAGGTGTTGCTCGCGAATCTCACCACGATGATGTCTTTTTCTGTTGATTGTTTGCGGTGCGCCATAACTGTCCTACGAAATGAGTTTATTACCATGTATGTCTCGGCTACTTTCACGGTTGTTTAAATACCTGCCCAAATAGGCATCGGTGATTTTGTCGGCCCAATTCACAGCCACTGCAGTTTCTGTTACGTTGAGCGCACCGCTCATGGTGCTGGCAATATCACGCCACAATGCACGAGACTCGGCCTCGATGATTTCTGTTTTGGTTGGCTGGCGTTTTTTAAGGCTCATACCGGCACCTCATTTACATGTGCAATGGCTGTTGTTGCCAGGCCGCGCAATTCGCTGATGTGCATTTCAATTGCATTGCCCTCGCGGTCAGTCATGTTTGCAATGCGGTGCAGGGTGGCTAATGTGTATTCGAGGTGTTGGCCCTGTTTTTTAAACTTTGGATGTACTTCAAGTGTGTGGGCATTGGGGTCTACCAGTTCATTGCGCGGATCGAGTATGACTGTCATGCCAAACGCTACACGAAAGAGTGAGCCCTTGCGGTAAATATTAATCAGGTGCTCGATGCATTTGGCGGCATGGGCATCTTCATAGAGCTCGGCAGTATCTGCATCCGGATATTCTGTGATGCCATCGGGCAGGTACCCGGTACTCAGGGCATCGAGTGTGCGATACAGTTCCAGTGCCGCTTCCAGATCGGTATCGGTTGCTTTGGCCATTTTCATGGTGATGCCTCATGCAGTAGTTCGCTGGTTAACTCAGGTGTCGCCAGCTGTGATTGCCAAGTGGGCCTGCCTTCACGTATGGCGTTATATTCCGCCAGCAGCGTACGAATGCTTGGGCAATCGCTGCCCGCCTCTTCGGCTGCGTTTTGGGTGGCCTGCAATTCAGCGGCGGCCCGTTCTGCCCATGACTTGAGTTGGTCGTGGTTCATTGTTGTTCGGTGACTTCAATGAGTTTGTCGAGGTAGTGGCGGGCTTTTTTCAGGTCTTCAACGCCGCCTTTATCGTTGCAGCGCGCCATGTATTTGATGACATTGCCGCGCAAGTAGCCGGTAAATTCTTCACCGGTCATCCAGGCTTCCATGGCCGCCCAGGGTTGCACGGGTTTATTGATGTAATGGGTGCCGCCAACCTGGGTGAATTTGGCCGGCTGGGTGGTTGCACGTTTTTTAGAGGTGTTTTTTTGCATGGATAGCCTTCTGTTTTTGAGTTAAATAAAACCGCGTCATGTTGCACAGGCCATCGAGGCTGATCTGGCAATCTTTTTCGCGACAGTGGGTGCAAAATGCGGCGAGGTTTGAAGCGGCGCACAGCTCGGCAATTTCACGGTGTGGCACCGATTGTGTGCGCTCGTTCAGCCACTTTTGTACAGTGCGCAGGTTATCGCGCTGCGTATCCGCTGTGATGCTCATGCCGCCCTCGCTGACCGCTGGTTGTTATGCGTGCTGCGTGCGCCTTGCTGCATGAATTTGCGCAATAGGGCATCAATAGGGTCTGGCTCGCGCCAGCGCCAGAGTGCGCGGCTCTCGCTCATTTTGTGTTCCACGCGCCCACATGCCAGCAACGGCTTCATGAAAGTGCGCACATGCTTGGCTGCTACGTCAAACACATCTGCTATATCGCTGCTGCTCAGCCACAGATCACGGTTCTCGTACATGTATTGGCTCAATGTAGCAGTGGTTATGGTGCGTTTGAGTTGCATGTTTAACCCTGTGCGGTTTCCGGAGCCTGGCGAAGAAATGCCGGTATGGGCAGTGGCTCTGCCGGTTTTTCATATTGCTCGCGCGTGGGTTCGCGAAAACGAATCAAATTCGATTTGGTTGGATGGCGCACAAACAGGTCGCGCAGCTGACACCACCAGATAGCGTTTTCGGTAATGCGTTGTTCTACCGGACATACCGGCAGAACAGTGATGTCTATCCATATCACGATGCCGCTTTCTTCTGTCCAGTCGCCTGCCCGGCAGAACAGTGATGTCTATCCATATCACGATGCCGCTTTCTTCTGTCCAGTCGCCTGCCCGGCAGAACAGTTCAATGTCGCTTTTGGCATTGCCGTCCAGCATGGCGATGCAACGGTTTTGATCGGCTTGATTCAGCGTTTGTAAAATAGTCATTTGAGTGCGTCCTTGTTGGCCTGTGCCAGGTTGAGTTTTTGAATAAACAGGGTTTGCAAAAAATATGCGAGTTGATCTGCATCGTGCCCGGTGATGATGAGATCACCTTCGGCGGTGTTAATGGTGCAGCCATGGCGGATATCTGGTATTTGTTTTTCCAGTGCATGCTGGAGGTGTTTAATTTCCATGCGGCGCTTCTCTTTTTTTGAGTAACCAGGCGAGGCCTGCAACGGTTGCCTCGGCATGCGCGCGGTAGCGGCGGCCCACACCGGGAATGCTGTACTGCGTGCATACCACACGAAACAGGCCGGCGCGCTGGTAGGGCGCTTGCGGCAGGTTTTCGCCACGGGGATCACGGTAAAAAATGCGTTGTGCCAACAGCCACCCAAACAGCTCCTTGCGGCTCATGTTGAGGCGCGTTGCCACCTCGGCCATGGTGTAACTCTCTGGCCGGGTAACGTGGTGCTGATGGGTGGCGGCGTGCATGGTATTAAATCTCGATTTTGCCGATGTATACGGCTGTGCCATCGTGATTAATAACTTGCTGTACCTTGCTCATAAACTCTTCTTGATACGCCCTGCATTGCTGCGCGAAATTTGAGCCAGTGAGTTTGAACATAATGGTGTCATTACTCATGCGCACACCCACGCGCATGTTGAAATCGTATTGACCCAATCCGTGATAGGGCGCACATGTGAAGCGGATCCAGGCCGGCAGGGATTGTTCACCGCTGCGTGCATCGAGCTCTTCCAGGCTGGATTTTGATTGACTCAAATTACCAACGGAATGCTCGCCTTTTGACTTGGCAGTGATGGTGACGCGGCGCACAGCGGCAATGGCTTTTTTAATTTCCATTTCTTCGCCTTTGCCATCATCAGCAGTGATATTGAACTGCCAGTCTTCAAGCCATTCCGCCAGCTCCTGCTGGCTATGTGCGCTGCGTTCAAAGGCAACCAGCGCAGCATACTCGGGGGTTTGTTCGAGTTGCAGTTTTGCGCGATGTTTGGCATGGCCTGGTTGCTCGATGGTGCCCAGGTCAAAAATGGCTTCTGCAATAGGTGTTTTGGAATCAATAAATACCTGTGCCTGGCCGTGTTTGTTGACGTAGGCAGAAAAATCAGCCATGTCCATGGTGTAAAAAGTTGCAATGTACCGATTGCGATAGGTCTGCAATGCTTCGAGCGACTGAATTGAACAATCTTTTGGTAAAACAATGCCGGGAAAATCCGATTTGATTTCAGTGCGGCGGACGGCCTGCAGATTTAAATATTCCAGTGCGTCTTTACTGAGGCTCATTGGTTGCCTGCCTTCTCACCGCTAACAAACAGATGCTGCTGACCGGTGGGTACTTGTGTTTCGGGGAACAACGACATACGGCCACCCACGCCAACGTGCATGGGGGTTTCTGTGGTGTTGTTTTCGGTGAGGTCGCCCTTGGCGGTGGGCTGCCGATAGCTCAATTTGTGCTTGATGGCTACCTGGTGGCTGTCGCCAATGCGTTTCAGATCCAGTGTGATGGTGACGCGGCCGGGGGCTTTGTTATCAATTACACCTGCCGCCACCCTGGATAAGGCGCGGGCCAGTTTTTCTTCAAACACACCGCCATCGAGGTCGGCGATGAATTGGGTGACATCAGTATCGGGGTTCATGTTGTACTCCATGGTTTAGGCTGTGCACTAGCAGCCGTTATCGTGCTCGTTGCTGGTGGTGGAACCACCAGGGCGCACCAGGCCACCTGCCACCACGGCGGTTATCAGGCAAAGCGCACCAAGAATCAGAAAAATGGTTGTCATTTAGGCCACCTTATGCGGCCCGAGGGCCGGGTTGGTTGGGGTTGCCGGGCATCTGCAAACGCGCTACCGCATCCATGGCCAGCCGCATGGCGCGGCTGGCGCAGTGCCCATCCGTGTACAGCTGGCGCGATGTATCACACGCCACACGAATGAGTTGATCGGAATAGCCCTGGCGCCCCATACGCGTGGTGATCAGCCAGTTCATGGCTCGCCAGCGGCGAGCGGTGGTGATGTGGGTGATGGTTTGGCTCATGCATTTCCCCTTGGTGTAAATCCGTTATCTGTTACCCGCTGCCAAATCTGGTCGAGTTTTTCGAGTTGCCTGGCAGTGGATCGCGGGCCTTTTTGCAGCAACCGCTTTATCGTCTGGACAAAACCCCGTTCCCAGTCATTCATGCGTGTGCTATCCAACTGGACATTGCTCATTCCACGTGATGGTACAGATAATATGCAGTATACGCATATTCATGTATGCGTCAAGCGCATATTTTATAATTTTCTGGTGACACTGGATTTTGAGATTGCTTGCATGATGTATCGGTGATACACAGGCACTGTTGATTTCATTACGAATACAGGGAGTGGTTATGACGCGTTATCTGTTCGCGGCGTTCATGTTGGGGTTATTTGCCTGTAGCGGGAATAATGAGCCGGCCGGTCAGGCTGAGTTTTCGCGCGCGTTGGCCGAAGTGCGGCAGCACTATGATGCTGCGTCAGACAGTGGGAATGACGTTAAGAAACAGGAGGCCGAACACCAAGCTGAGGTATTTTTACGCAAAACCCTGCAAAGAGCGGATGACTGGGTGGGGGTAGTAGAGAGTGTTTCGGCGCACCCTGCCATGTCGGTGACTCTGACGCATCGCGATCATGAGTATCGATTGGTTATGGTGGATCCACGGGCTATTCAGTATGCGGCAACTTTGAATGCTGGTGATGGCGTTGTGTTTTCTGGTGATATGGGCGTGGAGCGTTCCATGACTATACGTGGCGGATTGCGAGAACCTGAATTTGAATTTGCACCGGAGCGTTTGCGCCGGCAACAGGAAACGGCTTTTATCGTGCAAGATGCGAAGCTTATGGCACAATATGTCGCTGATCAACAGCAGGCGCTCATCGATGGGTTAATCAGGGACGCTGTAGTGACTGCATGTCAGGATAAAGTCAGGTCTATGTTAAAACACGGTAATAACGCTGATTTTTCGCTGTTGAAACAGCAGGCGAATAAGTTATCACCGAAAATATGGATATATTACAATCAATTTGAAGCACAAAATGATTTCGGGGCCATGATTGCGCATCAGTATAAATGCACCGCTGCTATTGAGTATGCAAATGATTGGTTTACGATAGGGGACACTCAAATAGCATTGATTAATTAACCGGGTTTCAGTTGGTGCGCTAATTCAAGGAAGTATCTTTGGGCTTTCGCGTGTTCTTTATAGGCTTTTGTGTTTTTATTTATGCATCGCACCACCCACGGTTTCTTGCGTTCTATCTCTGTTTCTTGAGGCGGGTCGTCATCCACATATATCGCGCTTTTGTCTATATCTAAATAAATTGCTGCGATAACCAAACATTCGTTTTTTCTGTTGGTGTATATGATATTTCGATGTCAAATGACTTGAGTATAGTGCCGTTTTGTCTGGTTCGATGCAGCGATAGTGCATGATCTGTGTGCTGTACAACCCAGCCTATACTGTGCAAGGTTTTTTGATAATATTCTGCGAATTCAGTAAGGCTTGTAAATGTGGTCGGTGGCGCTGTAATGTTTATTTGCGCCGCCACCGCTGACGGCGTCCCGTCACTGAGTAATTCTATTCTATCGATTCTGAAGTTTTTGGTTTCGCCTGTCGCGCTGCACCGCGCTCGCACTAAATTTCCGTCTATTTTTAGGGGTATGATCTGGCGCTCGGCTCCGGGTGTAGAGCCGCCGAAGTAACGGATATTGAGCGTTTTTCCGGTCTCTATGGCTTCGCGTAACTTATCGATCATCCCTATTGTCCTATGATATTTTTTCGCCCTTAAAAATCACCACGCCACATATTGTTGCATTGCCATTTATTTCAATGATGGGTTCTGGCCATGCTGGATTTAAGGCTTTCAAAAATCGCTTATTGCCTTCGATAATCAGTTTTTTAAATGTTGCTTCGGCAGAGTCATCCAATCTCACTACTACCAGTGACCCTTGTTCGGGGTTGCGTTCTGGATCAATATAAATAATATCGCCATCATGAAAAGACGGGCGGCCGTGTGGGTTGTGCATGGATTCGCCGCGCACCTGTAGTGCAAACGTTGAGCGGCTGTGTGCAACTGGACATGGGACCCATTCGTCAGCATCAAATGGATGATGATTGTCCGTAACAGCACTCCAATTTCCTGCCCTCACCCACGAAATAAGTGGTACCCGATCTTTTGGTTTCTCCTGTTTTAAAACTGGATGGATGGCACGATAAGGTGCTGATGGCTCCGAAATTGACTGTCTATTTTTTACCAGTAACTCTGCGTCAGCCCATATTTCAGACGGGGTGGTGCCCAGTATTGCCGCGACAGCTTCCAGGGTACTGCCTGTGATTCGTTGCCGGTTGTTTTCCATCCTGGATACATTACCCACATCTGAACCAATAGCGTCCGCTACCGCCTGGATTGTCAGCCCACTGTCTTGCCGTTTGCGGCGGATTACAGTTCCCAAATAATCTTCTGCTTTCATTTCAACATATTTCTTGATTGTTGCGTCCAACGCAAAGCGTGTGACGCAAATTCTGCTTGACAGATGTATGCGTGACACGCATATACTTATTGCCATGAGTACCAAATTGAAGAGTGAGCGTCAGCGGCGACAGCTGACAGTTGCTGAGGTTGCGCGGGCTGTTCACACAGACCAAGGGAATTTGTCGCGGATTGAAAACGGTAAACAAGTTCCGTCCCGCGACTTGGCGTTGCGGTTGCACGCCTTCTATGAGGGGCGGGTTGAGCTGCTGGATATTTTGCTGTTGTCTCACGAGGCTGCCGCATGACCAGTCCGGCCGTTTGTGTGATCCGGATATCAGTGTCACCGGAGTTAACTGCTGCCCTGGCACGGGCGGCGGCGTTACTTGAAAAGCTTGCCCAATCCGGCATCGAGCCTTTTGAGTTCCCGCAAGGCGCTTTGAAAGCTGGTGTCTTTTTCGATACTGATTGGTTGCCCGCATCCGGGGCAAATGAGGCTGTTTTGCTTCTGCAGCCAAGCCAGCGTCTTTTGGATTTTGTGGCTGCAGGCGGGGCAGGTGAGTTCGACGCTGAGTTGGTCTGCCAGCGATTTCATGGGGCGCTCCTTGGTGGGTAGGTTGTGTGTGGCAACCCAATGCTATCACAAGGGGTGGCCCCGCCATTTTTGATGATGATGTGTGCATTTTGATGCCCTGCTGGCTGCTTATGCAGCCCTTGCCCGTGTTGTATGCGGGCTTTTTTAACAACAAGTACCTCGCAACGCGAGGTTAAAAAACTGGGGGTCTTACCATGACGTGCGAGTTGAATGACATGCATCCGCTGGATGCGTTGTACCGTGCATGCCGTTCGTACCCCGGAGGTGTTGAGGCGCTGGCCAGGCGTTTAGGTGTGTCACCAGCCACGTTGTACAACAAGCTGCGCCAGCAAATGGTGACACATCACGTGCATTTCGATACCGAGTTGTCAGAAATACTGTTTTGTTTGCGTGATGCCAATGTCACAGGTTGGGATGATGTGCTGCATGCCTTTTGCTGGCGGCATGGCTATTTGGCTGTGCCCGTGCCTAATGCCGTGATGACGGATGATGCGGTCACGTCTGCTATTTGTCGCAGTGTGAAAGAGCATGGCGAGGCCATTGCGCAGATTGGCCAGGCGTTGATTGATTCCAGTATTACCAAAAACGAAATGGCTGGTATTGATCGTGAAATTGAAGAGGCGATGTCCGCCCTGGCGGCGTTGCGGCAATTGCTGCATGAGCGTCATCAGGCTTGAGTGTGCCGTGTTTATGCGAGGCATGTTCACCTGCGCCTGCAGCAACATGGACCCGCGCATATTTGCTGCAATGCGCCGCGCGGCGGCTTCTGGCTCAACCCCTTGAGCAGCGCCGCGACACGTTACAAAAAATGAGGGTGATACATGGCGCTGCCGCTATCAATAACCTGGAATCGGTGCTGGTAGCGGAATGGCAAAACAATAAAAAGGCCGTTTGATATGACAGATATTGTGGATGTGGCAAACGACAGAGCTGAAACCGAACGCGATGAAAATATCGCGGATATCAGGCAACGTGCTGCAGCTATTCCTGCGGGTGCACCAGGTGACTGTGCGTATTGCGGCGAACCCAGCGCGCGCCTGGTGTCCGGCGCGTGCGCCACATGTCGTGATGAGCTGCGCCTGCCATGACGCCCTCAATCCCCGCGCCCCTTTTATGTGTATTAATCGCGTTGACTCAACGCATGTGCGCACACACGCCGCGCACTTTGTTGCATACCCCCTCACCGTGCAAAAGGTACTCCGCCACATTCCCCCTTGCGGGTACGAAACGGCGCGGATTGGCGCTAGGGTTGAGGGTGGCAGCAATGTCAACGCATGGTCATGTGATGAGGTAGTTCATGATCACAATTAACGTGCGTGGGTTCGATCGAATTCTGAAAAACATCCAGGCATTGCCTGGTGAGTTGCAAAATAAAACGCTGAATGCTGCATTAAATAAAACAGCCGCATCCGCGCGTGTCGAAATGACACGCGCTATCACCTCGACCTACAACATTAAATCCAATCAGGTGCGCAATGCGCTGGACATTCGCAGGGCCGCTACCAAACACAAAATGCTCACAGCGATTTTACGTGCCTTCGGATCCAGCAAGCGAAAAGGTCGGTCCCTTAACCTGATCCACTTTATTGAAAACAAAGTGTCATTGGCTGAGGGCAGGCGCCGAAAAAAATCAGGTACACACAATGCCTTGCGTTTCAAAATTAAAAAAACTGGCGGGCTAAAAATGATTGATGGTGCCTTCATTGGCAATAAAGGTCGCACAGTGTTTGTACGCGAGGGTGGGGTAACTCGGCTGCCGATTCGGCCATTGCAGGTGATTGACGTGCCTCAAATGTTTACAAATCAAAAACTCAATCAGCGCGTCATCGCAAAAATTCATCGGCAGTTGCCGGTTGAGGTTGACAGAGCGATCAAGGCTGTACTGGCAGGACGGTTTTAATGACCTGGCTGAATTACGATGATGTCGTTGCGCAGTTAACCTCAGCCGGCTTGCTGCTGGAAACGCGTGATCTGGAAGTGGATACACACAAGCCGCGCCGGTTGAAGGTGAAGGATGACAAACGCGTGGGCCGGGCAGGATGGTACCGCTTGTACAGTTTGCCGGTAGAGGGTGGTGAGCTGATTGTTGGCAGTTATGGTATCTGGTCCGGATCTGATCGCAACGCGCAAAAAATTCAGCTTGAAAAAATAGCGCGTAAAAAACTCACCGATGAACAACTGGCAGCACTCAAGGCACGGCAGCTGGCTGATCAAAAACGCGCAGCGGCTGAGCGTGAAGCTGAAATAAATAAAGCCGCCACGCAAGCCTCAGCCTGGTGGCGGCAATGCGCTGATGCCGGCACCAGTGCCTATCTCACAAAAAAAGGTTTGCCCGGCCGGTTGTACGGTTCGCGCATTTCTGCCCAGGGCAACACCGTGGTGCCAATACAAGATGCGGATGGCCGTATCTTTGGCCTGCAGGTGATTTATCATGATCCAAAAGTCAAAGAGAAAAAAGGCCGCGACAAAGACTACACCCCCAAGGGGCTGGAAAAACAAGGCCACTTTTTTCTCATCGGCACACCCGTGGCCGGTGGCATTGCCTTGATGTGCGAAGGCTTTGCCACTGGTGCCAGCCTGCATGAGGCCACCGGCTTGCCGGTGATCGTCGCCTTCGATGCCAACAACCTGATGCCCGTTGCACTTGCGATCCGAAAACGCTGGCGCAGTTTGCGGATTTTATTTTGTGCTGACGATGACTGGGTACAAAAGTGCGGGGCATGCAGCACGCAAGACAAACCGGTGTACACCCGCGTGGTGGGTGGGCACGAAATCAATTGCGAAGTCTGCGGCCAGCCGCATAAAAAACAAAACTCTGGTGTGGTGTGTGCTCGCAATGCTTCGCTAGCTGTGGCGGGTGCGTATGTTGTGCCGCAGTTTCCCGTGCAACGCCCAGGCAACCGCAAATCCCTGTCCGACTTCAACGATATTCATGTACTGCCGGAAGGTGGCCTGCGCATGGTTGCAGCGCAGATCAATGTTGCGATTGAGTCAGCGGGCTGGTCTATCCGGCAGGGCGGGGCATTATCC